GTTTCCCAGTCACGATCTCAGGGGTCGGTCCGAACTTGCCCTGTCTTAAAAGTATGCCGAAAATCCTATCAAGAACAGGGCCTAGAAATTCTGTCTGCACACGCCCAAGGATAGGCCCCATCAACCTCAGCTTCTCTTCCGTTCTCTGCAACACCTCTGTAGCCGTCATTTGTGGACCACCAGCAAACTGGAGCTGATCAACAAAGAACATTGACCTAATACTATCTCTTAGCAGTTCAACAAAATCTAATCCTATGTTTGGGTTAGCTGACGGTAGTTGACCTATTGCATCGTTAACCGACCCATCAAACACATTTATACCGCCTGGCACAGTGCGAAGCGGGTTTAAAAAGCCATCATTAGGCATGATCAAAGGCGGATCAACCGATTTTTGCGCAGCTTTGATGGTGGTTTTCATCACCTCATTGAGCATTTTAATCTCAGGTAGCGCAGTCATTGCAGGTGAGCGGCCGTATGTTTCCATCGGCGATTTGTAGAATCGGCCTACAGGAATAGGCATTTCATGAAAACCACCCTCCTCTAGAATATGCTCATCCTTTTCGACTACATAAGTCTCCTCGAACGGGAGATTTACCGCTGTTTTCTTTTTCTTATCTCGATCTGACCGCGGCTGAATGCAGTGAATGATAAAAAACTTAGTGTCAGGTTTATCTGCCTGCATTGCCTTCAGCACCTGCTCTCCCGACTTGTCGCCCCACTTAGCAAATATGCGATGGGCAGGCCACTGGAAACGGCGATAAATAGTATCTACTAAACCTTCAGGTCCTTCAGATATAACGATCTCTGAAAGCGCACGAGACTGACAGTTAATGCCGTTACCGTCTGAAGCCTCCATTATAGCCATTGCCGCCGTACCGAAAGCGCCAAACTCTAAAAAGTACTCATAAGCTGAGGTGTAAAAACCAGCCTTCGCTGTATTTATCTCATCAAGCATAATGTCGCCAGCTTTAACCAGCCACATCTTAGCATCTTCCGCCATGTCGTCAGTATCTGGAACAAACCATTTCGACGCAGGGTTTATATTTAACCCAACCATTCCGGACGCTAACAGCTCGTTTGCCTGAATAGCGGTTGAGTCAAACACCTTGGTCTGGCGCTTTTCACCTGGGGATCGCTTGGTATCAAAGTCGCTTCTTCTCGGGTACGTTAAATCAGCTATCTCTCTCCAATGGCTGTCCCACGTCCCACGTTCGGACTTGAGGTTCTTATATCTCTTTACAATACGCTTTACATCGGCTGCCATATTAAGCCCCTAATACTTTTTTGAGTGCTTGCTGGGCTTGATCGCCGCCAGAAAGTATCGTCCCTTGCTTACCTGATGACGCAACCTTTCTCCTGCGCTCTAATGAGTCAGTGCGGGCTGTCTCTGCCGCCTCATCTGCCGTTGGGGTCTTTGGTGGTTCTGGCAATTTTGGCCCTTTAAGAAAACCGCACATAATTAAACCTCATTTTTTAAGTCTGTAAATTGTACCATAGTTATCAAACCCTAGCTTATTGTAGAGCTTAGCAATGACTTCTCGATCAATACCCGCTGTTTCGCCTAGCCGAATATCATCTATATGCTTTGATTTAGCCCACGCAAGATAAGCCTTAATCAGTCTAAGTCCTGTCATGCCGCCTCTGCAATCAGGGCTTACATAAAGCAATAAATCAGAGGATAGCGTAGCGTCCGAGAAATAGTGGCACCAAGACGCCCCAATAAACATACCCATTACTACGCCGTCAACCTCAGCAACAAACCCGCACATATTATCAGATGCTACGATTTCATCGCCCAGCGCAAAACATTTTTCCGGTGCGTAATTAAATTCACTGTATTCTGATTCTAGGTGCATTCTAGCGCCCAGCTCTGTCATTAGAGGGATGTCTGACTTAATCATATCCCTAATCATAGAAAGAACCCGAACGGCGACATCAGCACATCATAAAACATCCAAACCGCTACAGCCATCGCGCCTAACACAACCAGCCACGCTTTTTTAAGAATTTCCATCACTTTACCTTTAATGGTCATAAGGATCATAATCTTTTGCGGAATACTCAGACTGCTGAACAAACCGAGTTGACCTTGTTCTACTTCTTTCTTTCGGCTTCCACATACACATCATCACTGAATCACCCATATTAGGTGATGATATTTGCAGCTTAGCCATGTCTTGCTTACTCATTATCTGAATCAAACCGCTCGGGTTGTTTTTAGCTGGTATACGACACAACTCAGAGCGCAACGATTCTATGTTATCAATACCCTCAGAATTCAGACTAATCATCTCATCAACATCTGAATGGATGCCCATCGTTATCATCTTGTACGTATTATAGAACCTATCCGCTAAATCTGTGTAATATTGAGATCTGTTGTTTTTAAACGTCTCAGCGTATGTGAACACGCTCTCACCAGGCGCTTTAGCATCTTTTAGATATATATCATCAGCGTTATCCTGTCCGCTTCCAGACAATGAGCCTTTGAACATATGCCATTTGACGCGCGTGCCCTCAAACGCATCAGCAACTTGTCGCTTAAGGCCTGTCCCCATGCCATCACCATCCCACACAAACCAGTCTACACGCTGCCTATGAGATAGGTCTGTTGCCCAGTCGCATTTCTCATCAATCTCACCGCTCTGTTTTTCCTTCACACACTCAATAATAGAGCCGTGTCGTATTGCAAAGCCCGCTGAGTCGTTACCACTGTCGGACGGATCGTGGGCCGCAATCACCGCCCCTCTAGGCTTGAATAGGTGCTTAAATCTTGAATCTTTGTGAGCATCAATCGCAGCATCAAACCATTCGGCTTTAATAATTGCATTGTCAACTTCATCATTGTACTTACCTTCCCATATCCAATCGTACTTGGCTCTAGGCAGGTTCTCTTTATCCCATATGCGCAGCTTCTCAGATTCTTCGCTATGCCACGGATTGTCTCGCCAATTTATAACAACGATTAAGTGGAGGTCATCCTCATAATACCCGCCTCGGTCCAATTGCTTCTGATAAGGTACGATAAACCTTTGAGAGAATGGATCAGCGGATGATTGCGGGTTGGCACCAAACCAACACTCCGCGCCTGGATTACGCAGAATAGTAGGCAGCAACTTATCGATAGATGCCTGACTCATTGTGTGGGCTTCTTCAAACCACGAGTATTTATAGCCTTGCGCTGATTGAATAGAGTCTGGGTTTCGTGCTGCCCCTTTGTACTTTGTCACCGCGCCATTGGGAGCTTCTACACGATCATTAGTGATAGACCAACCTTTAAGCTTTAGTCGTTCCTCAATCGATCCTATGAATACGCGGTGAACAGAGTCGGCTATAGAGTCTTGGAATTCTCGCAAGCAATAGATATCTGCGCCTTCAGTCTCCATCTTAAAAGTAAGCATGTCACCAAACCCAATAGATTTGCCTGAGCTTCGACCGCCTATAGCAACCTTAATCTGCTTGGGAGTAGTGAGGAACTTTTCTAGCTTTTTATTTACTTGGAGTGTCGGCATTCACAAACTCTATAGTCCACTTAGTTTCCACTGGGCCGCCGCCTGGCGCTGATAGCGTCCCCTCTTTCTTATCCGTTAGCCCTAGATCTCTAGCTATAATATTTGAGTTCAATAGATCTGCAGCAGCACCAGAGAATTTCTGATCATAGATAATCGCTTCAATTTCGCTTATGACACCCAAAAAATCATCTTTCTCTCTATAGTTGTCCCAAGTGGAAAGTGCTATATCCAAAAAGATACACAACCCTTGCTTGGTCATTGCGCGCATCTTCATTACAGGTTCTTGAGTAACTACGCCTTGATAGTTAAATGCCTTCATTTCAAAAAGTGGGTTCTCTTCTACCCACTCTAAATATTCATAACAAGCTTGCTTTAAATCTGCTGGCGTTTCAAATATTGGCTTTCTGCCATGAGATGATCTCCGCATCCAATAACGCTCTTTTGTTTTAGTGTTACGGCTCCCTTCAGCCATAATCCTACCCTCTCAAAAAGTGTTGTAGCGCCCAACCCCTAACCTCTATTGTGCAGTTAGCATCAGAGGAAATTTGAAACTTAGCGCCATTATTTAATGTGTTCGCGTCACCCATATAAACCATAGAAAATCTATTTATCTCGTGCGGGCCAGA